CTTGCCATGTTAAATTCTGGTGCAGAATATAAATTGGAGGAAGCGAAGGCAGATTTAAAAAGCTAAAAATGATTGGTTCTTTATTTTCTTTTTAGCATCTGAATTAGGAAAAACAATTAGAGAAATAACAGATATACTTACACAAGAAGAGCTAATACATTGGATTGCTTTTTATGAATTAAAAAAGGAATATGAAAATGAATCATTTGAAAAGTTAAAAAATAAAACTAGAGCAAGAAAGTGATAAAAGCGGTACACTAAAATAAAGTTTTGGTTTTAGGTCGAATCAAATGGCAGGAGAATATGGTGTAAATATTAAATTTAGAGTTGTAGGTCAATCCCAACTTGATAAGGCAAAACAAAAAGCTAAAGAATTAGAAGCCAGTGTTAGTAAAATTAGAAGTCTTGATTTAGGGAAAGCAATAAAAGGACCAGTAGGTGATCGAGTCGCTGAAGCCACAGGACAAATCAGAAGATATGCAACTCAATTAAATAAAACAGGCAAAGTGATTGGAAGTACAAGAGTACAACAACAATCTGCTCTTGAAGCTTTTGAATCTTTGAGAGATTCAGTAAAGATAGGTTCTCCAATATTTAATACCTTAAATAAAGCTATTGCTCAACAGACAAAATTAATGAATGTCAATACTACAAGTGTTATTAAAAATACTAGAGCTAAAAATAGTAATAATAGAGCTTCAGTAGGTACAAAAGGTGGAATGAGTGGAGGATCTAGTGCTTTGACAAGTGGTTTAATATCTGGTGCATTTCCATTGTTATTTGGACAAGGACCACTTGGAGGTGCTTTTGGTTTTGCGGGTGGTTTTTTAGGAACTAAGGCTGGTGGTCAGATGGGTGGTTTTGCAGGTGGTCTTGTTGCTACTTCTATACTTCAACAATTAACAACTGCGATTCAAGGATTAAATGAATTAGGTAAAGCTTTAGATCCAAAGACTTTAAATATAGATTCCATATCAAAATCTTTAGGATTATTAGGTACTGATACAGAAAAATATTTAAAATTAATTGAACAGACTGAGGGGAAACAGGCAGCATATAACGCTGCTGTACAGGAAACTACAAAATTAGTTGGTCAAGATGGTGTTCAAGCTCTACAATCTTTTGCAGATAGCAGTCAAAATCTTACAAATGAAATGAGTAAATTTTTTACAAGACTAGGCAGTGAAATAGCAAAATTTATTGATAAAGTAAATAATCAAGGTCAAAAAGGTCGAATTGTAGGTTTTGAAAGATCAAATTTATTAGCGGAGGCAGAAAATGTTACTGATAATGCAGAAATTATTGCAAAAGTGGCAGAAATAGAAAAAGAAAGAAATCGAAATAAAAGGAAAGTTTTACAAGATGAACTTGTTCTGTTGATGAAAGCAAAAAAAATAGAGGATGATCGACTAAAAAAATTAGAAAACTCAAGGATGGAATATCAACTTATTCTTAAATCTTTAACAGATCAAAATACATTTCTTCAAAATGCAATCACTTTAGGAAGTAGTGAAGCTGTAATAATTCAAGAAAAGACAAAATTAATTGAAAAAGCAAAAAAAGCACAAGTTGACTTTGATGAGAATGAAATAGATAGACAGTTAAGATTAAAAGCTGAATTACAAAGAACAAAACAATTATATGATTCTATTGCTAATTCCATACAAGGTGGACTTGTAGATGCCTTAGAAGGAGCTATTAATGGAACAAAATCTTTAGGTGATGTGGCAAGAAGTGTTTTTGGGGCGATACAAAGACAATTAATAAATTTTGCAGCTACTTCTTTTTTAAAATCATTACCTGGAATTGGTGGATTTTTTGCTAATGGAGGTAGGCCACCAGTAGGAAGAGCTTCAATAGTAGGAGAACGTGGGCCAGAGCTTTTTGTACCAGATAGAGCAGGGACAATAGTACCGAATCATCAGTTAGGTGGCATGGGTGGTTCTACAAGTGTTGTTGTCAACGTAGATGCTTCTGGATCGTCTGTTGAAGGTGATGAACAAGGTGGCAGAGAACTTGGTCGTCTTATATCTGTAGCGATACAATCTGAATTAATACAACAGAAAAGACCTGGAGGTTTACTTTCATAATGGCTACCTTTCCCTCGATAACTCCTAAATATGGACAACAAAAAAGATCCGCACCAAACACCAGAGTTGTAAGATTTGCTGATGGTTTTGAACACAGAATATTATTTGGACTTGCACAACATCAGAATCCTAAAATCTTTAATCTTACTTTTGAAGTCAATGAATCGGATGCAGATGTTATTGAAACTTTTCTTGATGCTCGTGCAAATGATAGTGATAGCTTTACTTTTACCCCTCCAGGTGAAAGCTCTTCATCAGAATTTGTATGTGATGCTTGGTCTAAATCAATTCCATATTTAAACAGGGCTACAATACAGGCTACATTCAGAGAAGTATTTGAACCATGAGTACTGCTCCCATAATTACTGATCTGCAAAAGATCAATCCATCAGCAGTTATTGAACTATTTACACTTGTCACCACAACGGCTTTACATGGATCGAACACAACTTATAGATTTCATGCTGGAACGAATCTTAATTCAAATGCAGATATAATCTGGGCTGGTAATACATACACAAAAATGCCTATACAGGCTGAAGGTTTTGCATATCAGAATGGACAACTACCTCGTCCAACTCTTACTGTCAGTAATGCGATAGGAACAATATCTGCAATATTAATATCCGTGAATAATACCACTACAGGTAATGACCTGACAGGTGCTACCGTTACAAGAATTAGAACTCTGGCACGTTATCTTGATGCTGCTAACTTTTCTGGTGGTAGCAATCCATTAGGCACGCCAGATCCTACCGCAGAGTTTCCGCAGGAAATTTACAAAATAGATAGAAAATCAGCAGAAAATAGAGAAATCGTAACTTTTGAATTAGCTGCTGTTTTTGATCTTGCGGGAGTCAGAGCACCTAAAAGACAGGCAACTCGTTCCATATTCCCTTCTATCGGTACATTCAACGCATGAATTGGAAAGATGATGCTCTCGCTCATGCAAAAGACCAAGATCCTAATGAAGCTGTAGGTTTATTATTAAATATTAAAGGAAAACAGAGATATTATTCCTGTAATAATTTATCTATGACTGCTCATCAATGTTTTATTTTAGATCCAGAAGATTATGTAAAGGCCAGTAATATTGGTGATATTGTTGCCATTGTTCATTCTCATCCTGTCACTCCTGCTGTTGCCAGTGAAGCAGATAAGATCAGTTGCGAGCATAGTAATCTTCCGTGGTATATCGTCAATCCCAAGACAGAAGAATGGGGATATTATGCACCTACAGGATATAAAGCACCATTATTGGGTCGTCCGTGGGTCTGGGGTGTTACTGATTGTTGGTCTTTAGTTAGGGATTGGTATAAAGAAGAAAGAGGTATTGAACTTAGAGATTGGGAAAGGCCATTAACACCAGAAGAGTTTTTGAAAGATCCTATGTTTGAAAGATGTGCATGGAGAACTGGTTTTAGACAGTTGAGACAGGAAGAAAAGTTAGAGAAAGGAGATTTATTATTTATGTCAATCATGGCAGATGGTTTAAATCATGTGGCTTTATTTTTAGGAGATGAAATTTTACATCATTTAACAGATAGACTATCTTGTAGAGAACCTTATTCTCAATGGTTATTAAAATGTACTGGAGGGAGGTATCGTTATGCTTCGTAAATTAAAACTTTATGGAGAGTTAGCAGAATTTATCGGACATAAAGAATTTGAAGTTAAGGTAAATTCAATATCACAGGCAGTAAGTTTTCTTGTCTGTAACTTTCCAAAATCAGAAGCGTATATAGCAGAAAGATCTTATAAGGTTTTGGTTGGTGATTATGAAGTGGGAGAAGATGAACTTGGACATCCTATAGGACAATCTGATCTACATATTGTTCCTGTTATCGCTGGTGCTGGTGGAACGACAAGAAAGATACTAGGAGGTGCTGCCTTAATTGGTTTAGGTTTTGCTACAGGTGGTGGATTTTTTGGTGCAGCTTTAGCTAAAAATTTAGGAGCAATAGCAGTAGTTAAGAATGTAGGGTTATCTTTAGCATTATCAGGAGTTGCAGATTTATTAACTCCAACACCGAAAACACCTGATTTCTCTTCAGAGCAAGATCCCAGATTATCGTTTCAATTTAGTGGCATACAGAATACTTCAAGAGCAGGGACTCCAGTTCCTATAGTTTATGGTGAAATATTTACAGGAAGTGTTGTAATAAGTGCAGGTGTTGATACTGAACAGGTGAGAGCATGACAAAGAATCCTAAAATTATTAGAGGTGCTGGTGGTCCTCCCCCACCATCTGCTCCACCGCAACCAACCAGAACTCCTGACACTTTACATAGTCGTCAGTTCGCTACTTTACTTGACTTAATATCAGAAGGAGAGATAGAAGGTTTTGCCACTGCCTCTAAAGCAGGATTAACAAAAGGTACAACTGCATATAACAACGCTGCTCTAAAAGATATATTTCTGAACAATACAGCCATATTGCAATCTAGTGCCAGTAATACAAGTCCTGTCAGCACTGACTTTAATTTTCAAGATGTAAGTTTTACTCCCAGATTTGGAACGTCAAATCAGGAACATATCAGTGGTATAGAAAGCAGTCAGTCAATAAATCCTGTAGGTGTAACGGTAACAAACTCTGCTCCTGTTACCAGAACAATATCTAATTCTGATATTGATGCTGTAAAGGTAACAGTAACTTTCCCTCAGATACAGGTTGCTACTGATGCAGGAGATTTACTTGGTAGTTCTGTTAATCTTCAAATTCAAATTCAATATAACGGTGGTGGATTCACAACTTTAATAGATGATACTGTTACAGGTCGTACTGCTGATGCTTACCAGAAAGAATATCGTGTAAATCTAACTGGCTCTTTTCCTGTCGATGTAAAGGTTGTAAGAGTAACTGCTGATGCTACCTCTGCCAGCACTGTAAATACTTTTCAATTTACAAGTTTTACTGAAATTATTGATGATAAACAAACTTATCTGAACAGTGCATATACGTCATTAAGACTTGATTCTCAGCAGTTCAGTTCAATACCATCAAGAAAATATCGTATCAGAGGAATAAAAGTAAGGATTCCAGGTGCAGGTGCTAGTAGTTCTGGTACTCCAACAGTTGATAGCACAACTGGTCGTATTGTTTATCCCGATGGTTATATTTTTAATGGAGTAATGGGTGCAGCTACATGGTGTTCATGCCCTGCGATGATACTTCTTGATCTTTTAACAGATACAAGATATGGATTCGGAGATCATATAACAGATAGCTCTCTTGATTTATTCTCTTTTGTTACTGCAAGTAAATTTGCTAATACTTTGGTTGATGATGGGCTTGGAGGACAAGAAGCCAGATTCAGTTGTAATGTAAATATCCAAAACAGTAATGAAGCATTTGATCTCATAAATGAACTTGCAGGAGTTATGCGTTGTGTTCCTATATGGTCTGCTGGATCAATAGAACTTGCACAGGATAGTCCAAAGGACAGTTCATATTTATTCAGTCTTGC